CTTTTTATCATCTGCCGAGCGAAATCGTGCCATTACATAGCCGCTTGCGTCAAGCTCTACATTGCTTCCGACCTTTATCCACGCCGACAGAGTGTAACTTGTGCCGACGTTAAAATCCGTCAGAAAGTGCCGCTTGTTCGTGCCAAAATATCTTGCGTTGCCGGAATACCCGGTTCTTGAAACCGAAAGGCTATTTCCTGATATTCCGCCCCCGACGTTTACCACCGTAGTACCGCTCCAGCCGTTTTTGATGTTCCCCGTGCTGTCATACAGCAGATTTCTTCCACCTATCTGTATACCGTCAACCGCTGACTTTGTGGCGTATGTTTCCGACACTGTTGTCCGAAAGCCCGACAGGTCGCTTTCAAGAGCGGAAGTGCGGGTGCCGATACTGCCTATGCTTGCAGTCAGCTCCGTGAATTTTGCATTTATCGTCTGAGATGTTCCGTCTATGACAACCTTACTTGTATTAAGATAGGTGCTGTTATCGGCGTTGATACCGTCAATAACGCTCGAAATATCCAGCTTACTGCCACTGATATGTGCATCATCAGCTACCATATCATTTTTGATAATGCCGCTCTTTATGCCGTCTTCGTGCAAGCCATCGTAAGAGGTGAACATTATCTTTCCGCCTGCATCGGTAACGTAAATGCCATAGTCGGATTTACCGTCCTCGCCTATCTGGACACGCACGGTATTATTTACATCCTTGATCTGTATTGTGTTTCCGACTATCTGCAATTTTCCGCTGCTTGATTTTATCGTAAAATCATCGGTTTCGATGGTCTTTGACCGGAAGTTTGCGGCTGTAAGGTCCTTTATCAGCGCAGTCGCTATTTCCGCATTTTCGGCAGTCAGCTTTATAGATGTCAGTTCACCCGTGCCGGCTTTGCCCGACAGCAGAACATCTATGTTTGCAACATTGGATTTCAGTGATTTAAGCGTTGCCGTATCGGCCACAAGCTCATCTATATCCGCTTTCTTTGCATACAGCTGTTCAACATCTGCTTTCTTAGCCGTCAGATTGTCAATCGTGGCTATCTGTGCGGAAAGCTCGGTAATATCAGCCTTTGCGGCATAGACGTTTTCGAGGTTTGCAATCTGTGCGTTAAGCTCTGCAATATCCGCTTTTTCGAGTAATGCTTGTTTTACACTGATTATATCTGCGGTTATTCGTTCCGCCTGCTTCTGTGCAGGCGACTTATAGCTTTCTCCGCTGTCCGCAGACTGCTCTTCGGCAGGTGCTTCTATTGTCATAGACAGGCCGCCGTTATATGCCACGGAAATAGTAGCGGCAGGAATTTTCACAGTTTCTCCGCCGTAGGTTATGCTCACCATATCCCACGCATCTATCAGCATATTGCCAAGCCTCAACGGAATTTCGCCCGTGCGGTATTTAAATCCGTTTAATGACTTCTGCACCGTGTTCAGCTGATTTTGAGTCATAAACAGGCAGTCATATGTTATCGCAGTGCCTGTGCCGGCTGTAAAATCTCCGCACACCACACGTCCGACTGTACTATCGTCGGTAGCAACTGTGGGTGTGTCATAGCAAAAATCGGACAATTGCACCGCCGTAGTATCAAACCACTTGAACGCTATCTTGCCGGTACGGTCACAAACGGCGAATTTGCCGTACAGCCCTGCGATATATCCGATTATTTCACGGCAGGTATAGCCCTCCGGCTTGTCCTTTATCGTTACCGCCGTAAGCCCCGAAGTATTAAAGGCAACGCCGCACTTTGTCGCTATCTCAGACAGCATTTTCAGCGTTGTGGACGGATACGACAGGCTTGAAAAATAGCCTTTTTCCGTCTTTGTCATGTTATCCTCAAGCGTTACCGACAACAGTTCTCCGCTTTTCTCGATTTTCTTTACCGTAAGCACTCCCTGCGGTGCGTATTCGCCGTTCACGCCAAAATACAACGTGCAAGCGCTTCCCTTTCTGACCGACGCAGCAAGTGCCGACAGCTCGACTTTTGCGTTTGCTATGACAGTTCCGCCCGGCCCTATGCTCTCACTGCACGATCCGCCCGAATAGCTTACGCTGAACAGATCGTTCACCGTTACATTATTACCGAAATCCAGCTTGCAGCAGTAGACAGGCTCAGCACCATTAACGGCTGACAGAAAATCATCCGAAACATTTGTATACAAGCTATCACCTACCTTTCTATCAGATTTATTGACACACTCTTGTAATAATAGCCGCTTCCTGCGTACAGCTTACCTGTGGCGGTGAGATCTGTACTGTATGCGGTTATCTCCTTATATTCGCCGTCATAGTCGAATTTTACGGCAAAATAATCGGGTTTGCTCTCAAACAGATTACGCAGGCTCTTCACCTGCGCTTCTGTGAGAAAAGACCATTTAAGCTCTATCTTGTATTTCCAGCAAAGTATGCTTCCGACAGTTGTTCCTGCGGCATTTCTGCCGGTGTTTGGTTCCCACGTCTTGCATCGTGTGGCATTATAGCCGTCAATATCGGGCGGCGGGAGCAGAACACCCTTAACCCATATCAGATTTTTAGCCAAGCGCATTTACCCCCGTTCTGTATGTGTTCTCCTTGTTCAGACGTACTATCAACCGGTAAAGCGTTTTACCGTCAACCTCACCCTTAGCGATAAGATTAAGACCTTTCAGAAACTCCAGTATCTCACGAAGCAGAAGTACGACTTCCGTCATATCTCCGCCTTCGCCGATGATGTCCTTGAGCTTTGACAGAGGCGCAATTACCTCCGGGTCTGTTCCTGCATTACGGTTATCACCGACCATTGCAAGCGTAGGCGCATACGCAAGACCGCCCTTTGCAAGTTTAGGTATCAGCGGAGGATTTTCAGGCATTGAGAAATGCCAGTCCTGACCGAACAAATCGCCTATTGCGCCTGCCACACCGCCGATAGCGTCAACTATACCCTTAACTGCGTTGTAAATGCCTGTCCAGAGCATATTAATACCGTCGATTATCAGATTGATAACGCCTTTGATCACGCCCCAGATTGTGTTCCAGATACCGCTGAAAAAGTCGCATATTCCCTGCCAAGCCTTATTCCAGTCGCCTGAAAATACACCTGTTATAAAGTCTATCAGTCCGCCGAAGGTCTTAATAATACCGCCGATTATATCGCCGATAGCGGTAAATACAGTGTCAAAAACGCCTTTGACCGCCGCCAGTACATTTTTTATCGTGGGTCCCAACGTTTTTACGAACCAATCGACAAACGGCTTTAGAAAATTCCATACTGCTTTTACGCAATCCACGATTTTTGCGACAACGGCAACGACCTTTACATAGACAGGCTTTATTGCTTTGTCCCACAGGGATTTTATAAGGTCACATACCCACTGTATAACGGGCTGTATCCACTCTTTATAGACCGTCAGCACTGTATCACCGACTGAAGTTATAAGCGACTGAATAGCTTCCATCATCGGTTCGCCATACTGCGACCATAGCTTTGCCGAGGTTATCCACAAATCGCTCCATGCGCCCTGCAAGGTTGTCAGTATCGGCATAACACCGGTTACAAAAACCTCGTCGAATATTGTCTTGACGGTTTCAAAGAGTGTCGTCATAACCTCTGCAGTCGCCGTCCACTGATCTGTCAGCAACGGTAACACGGTTGTTATCATTGTGTTCAGCGAAGGGAAAATAACGTTATCCCACAGCTGACCGAACACAAGATTAAACGTATCTCCAAGCCCTGAAGCTATCGTACCTATTGACTTAAACGCTGTCTGAAGCGCCGGAGTCAGATTATTTGTAAAATAGTTCTTGAACGGCTCGGCAAGAGTTGCCATATCACTCCAGGCCTTGCTCATATTATCCTTGAAGCCCTCTATAACGGGTGCGAATTTTTTGCCTATCTCCGCAAATATCGGAGCAAAATTTGTGTCGAAATACTTTTTGACGTTTGCAAACTGCTTTTTCAGCAGAGCAAACCCCTTTTTAATCTGCTCACGAATCTTATTTCCGATACCCTCGGCTGTCTTATCGCCCTCGCTGTCAAGTGCAGAGAGATCAGAGGAAGAACTGTCGCTCTCGTCCTTTGAAGCAACATTCATCTCATCAAAACTTGCAAGGAAACGGCTGTTTTCCTTAGCCTTTTTTCCGACAGCTTCGACCTTTTTTGCCGCTTCAAGCGACTTTTTATACGTTGTGCCGAACAGCCCCGAAATAAAGCTCGCTATAGCTTTGGTTGCTGTGGCAAGTCCGGATGCCAATGTATTAAGCGCCGGCATGATAGCGTTTACTATAGGCGTAAACGCAACCTGAAGATTGCCTTTTATTTGCTTTACACTGTTGCCGAACTCCTCGTTTGCTCCGATAGCGTCCGACATTACCGACTTTATGCCACGAAACGCCGCATAAAGCCCTGCCATAAGAAACGTAGATTTAAGTGCGGATTTGACACTTTTACCAAGTCCGCCTATTGTCTTGCCGAATCCACCGGCAGAAGTTTTTGCTTTGCCGAGCGATTTTTCAGCAGAAGCACCTACTTTTTTGACCGACTTTTCAAGGTTATCAACAGGTTTTTCTGCTCTTTTGAAATGGCTTGCAAAAGAGGAAGCCAGTTTTTTCACAGGAGCAATGACCGAGTTATTTACCGCCGTGCCTACCGTTTTCAACGTGTTTTTCACTTTTGAAACAGGCTGTATTATCTTGCTTGCCGCCTTATCGGCCGTTTCCAGCACCTGCTCAATCTTTTTACACCCCGAATCCAGTACGTCGGTAGTTTTTTCTACCGAACTCTGCACTTTTTCGTTTGATGCAGCAGCCTCTGTTACCGCTGTTTTAACCTGCAGCATTTTGTCTATCAGCATCGCTATGACAGGTAACGATTGCAGATTTATGTTGTTTGTGCTTTCAGGTATCTTGTTTACCGCTTCGGCAGCCTGCCGTGCGGCTTCAGCCAGCTTTTTGGCTTCTGCATCCGCCTGCATTGCCTTATCTATCTTGGCTTTAGTAGCTTCGGACTGCTGCTGCAGTTTCAGCATACTTGTTTCAACGGCGTTTATTTTTTCTATTACGGCATTGCCCTTTTCGCCTGCCATGTCTTTATCAGACATTGCCGCCATTTCTCTGTTAAGCTGTTTCCACTTTTCCTGTGCAAGCTCTATTTTTTCGTTAGTCAGCTCAAGACTTTTGTTCAGACGGTCGATAGGTTCGGAAGGAATTTCAAAACTGCCGACATCAATTTCGGGGAGCTCCTCTTTTTCTTTGGACTTCTTCTTATCGCTTTTCGGCTGATAGTTGTTCACGAAATCCATAGCTTCTTTGCTATAACCGGGGCCGAACTCGTACTTGTTATTTATCGCTTTGCCAAGACTTTCTGCTTCCTTTTCCGCTTCCTTTACAGGCTCGACAAGCGCCTTTTCCAGAGTTTCGGAAGCCTTTTCGGCACTTTCGGATATAGAGCTTTCAAGCGTCTTTCCTACCTCTTCGGCGGGCTTTTCGACCTTCTGCACAGCCTTTTCAACGCTCTGCGTCACGGTCTTTTCTACAGCCTTGCCGACTTCCTCAACAGGCTTTACAGCCTTATCAGCGGCTTTTGCCACACTGTCGGTAAGTGCCTTTTCGGCGGTTTCACCGACCTTATCCCACTGTGCCTGTATGCTTTTCTGTAAAGCCGAAAGCTGTTTGTCAAGCTCTGCGTCTATTATCAGCGACAGGCTGATAGTGCCTACTGACGCACCATTTCCGTCAGCCATTTACTCACCTCCCCCAAATGCCTTTTTTATCATCATTTCAAGAGCCGTTATATCGCTCTGTATCTGTTTTGGAGTTTTCTCCGCAAGCTGTTTCTTCGCTCTGAATGCCGCCCACTCCCGCCGTATGCGATTTTCATACGGCGAAAAGTGTTTGAGCATCTCCTTGTTATTCTCGCTTCGTATCCGCACTGTCTGACCGAGCGGAGTATCATTCATAATGCCGGATACAAGGCTCAGCCAGTCAGAATAGTGCAGATCGTCCTGCTCGGACGGCAGTATGTGATACTGTTTTGCTATCGACTGACGTATCAGCTCACGGTCATACTCGATGTCGTACCAGACTTCATTACTCGTGAAATCGCTCGGTATCTTCCTGTCCCGTCATGGCGGATATTACTATCTCGGACAGCTTCTGATATGCCGCCCACGGCATATTCATTTCGCTTATCTCCTTAGCGGCGGCAGGCTCGAACGCCAGCTTGAACATCTCGTCAATCTTTTCAATGTCCTTCTTATCGCCGTTATTGTAAAGTGCCATTACCTTCTTGACCGTCTTTTCACGATCGTCTACCTTGTAGACCTTTTCTCCGATGCGTATTTCGGGAACGCCTACGAGTAGCTTTTCATCAAGTGTGTACATCTTAGCCATTGTATTTATCTCCTTACTTTGCGTCTGTAAATGTGGGCTTGCCGTCCGACATGATGTCAAACGCAAGAGGTGCTACCGCTGTGGAATCGCCCGATTCCCACTCCGTCACGTTTATAACGCACGGTATTGTCAGCGTTGCGCCGCTGGGGAACGTCCACACTACAGTTGTGTGGCTGTCTGCGCCTGTTTTGAGTGCAAGTCCTGCAACATAATCGTTGCCTGCGTCACCGATGTTTCTCTTGCCGGATACGCTGACGGTCAGCGCCTTACCTGTCACAAGTCTTCTTGTCCAGCCTTCCTGATCGAACGGTTTCCACTCCTCGACATTGCCGTCAATGGAAACCGAAAAGCTCTCCATATCGGCAATAGTTACAAGATTCTCGGCTGTCGCACCTGTTCCGCCTGTCTTGTCAATCTTGAACTGATTTTCATATACGGGATATACTCCTGTTTTGTTAGCCATTGTTAATTACTCCTTTCGTAATAAACCGTCACATCAATAACGTACTCGCAGATACCTCTTTCATCTCTGCCTGCGTTATGCGCCTCACTGCAACTCAAAAAGCCGACCGTGTGCCCCCCGGCAGTATAGCCGTGTACATCGGTCAGCTTATCAAGTATTTCGTTTGCCGCACTCTCGGCTGTTGTCGGATTGTCCGTCCAGTGTATCAGTACGCTGATGTGCTTTTCAAGTGTTTTCGTGCAAGGCTTACCGCCTATGCTGATTTTCTTAGGATAGGTGTTTTTTGACGCATACACGCCGATACACTTATCCTTATTTGCGTCTATACAGCCTGCGTATACGTCCTCTATGCCGAGAACATCAGCAAGCATATCGGCTGCTTCAAGTAACGTCATACGCCTGTTCTCCTCTTGAAATCATATATAAACGCATCACGGGCAAGGTCTTTCTTTTCCCCGTTTACATAAGGTTCAAACCACCCTGCCCCTGCGTTTGCGTTCTTGCCCTGCTGGAAGTGATATTCGGGATGATAGTATAGTCGCCTTGCCTGAGGAGAACCGGTGACTATAGTTGCTCCATTCTGAGTTGTTGCAACGAAAGTCTGATTATTCTGCATATCGCCCGTGTCAAACGGCATTGTTTGTGAGCTTACAAGGTCGGTATGTACCTGTTCCATTGCTACTTCAGCACTTTTTAACGCCGCCGCTTCCAGATTTGCTATAGCAGCCTTATCAAGCTTTACGGTTACTTTTATCACTATATCAGCTCCAGTCTTGTGTAATTTACCGTCCCGTCGGGGTTTTTAGCCTTTTCCGAGCCGTATATCTTGTACTCTCTGCTGCCTATCTCCACAGATCCGTCAACTATCGGGCTGTCCGGGGCAATATCTCCGCAGAAAAGAGCCTCGCCAGACAGCGTTATCAGCTGTTTTTCCGCAGAGAGCTTCTGCCGTGCTTTTTCCGAATGGAAGCACTTGCCCTCAAAAATGACCGTCCGCTTCTTCGAGCCGTCACGGTTAAGTCCGTCTGTACGATACACGGTACAAGGCGTTGTACAAACCCTTTCGGGTACAAGTTTCGGATATTTCATTATAACCCCCTGTAGCAAAGCCCTGTCTGCAATAGCGTGTTATAAATCTGCCGTGTTGTAGTGACACCGCAGTAATTTATAACCTTCGAGCTGTCAAATGACATTGACACACCGCTGATACTATAGGAACTGAGCGGACTGTCAAGCAGTTCGGCATTGTCAAAAACAAATGCTGTCTGCTGTGACAGTGCCAGCCTTACCTTATCCCGCTGAAACGCTGTCAGATTATTAAATCCTATAGCTGTTATGCGGTTGAAGGTCAGTGTGTCGATGTCGCTCTCCGCCCTGTTTTCAAGGGCGTTATACCGCTGTTCTGTTATTGCGCTGTCGGGGCATAAGGTCTGAAATTCCGCAAAAGTGAGGTACATTAAGCCTCACCCTTTTTTGCCTTTGCCGTCCTTGCCTGAGCAAGCTCATCACGGAGCTTTGCTATCTCCGCCTGAGCCTTTTCGTATTCGGCATACGGCACGGTAGCCTGCGGAGAATGCTCCATAGCCCCGTTGTTGCCGATGATGTCATACCCCTGCGCAAGATATGACTTCTTCTCGGCTTCCGTAATGGTGTACTGCTTGTTTGCCTTTACTGCTACCATAGTTACCTCCTTAGTATGTTACGATTATAGCCTTTGCGTTACCGGGAGCGGTATTGAATGTTATCACGCCCGATGACTTGTCATAGCTGTAGTCTGTTGTCGCTGTACCGTCCACAGTTACGCCGATGAGCTTTTCGGGCTTGTCGGTCACTGTAAAGGCAGTTGTCGAGCCGTTACCTGTGAATGTCTGCGTCAGAGCAGATACATTCATAATACAGCCGTCAACAAACAGGTGATCTATCGCAAATGTACCGTTGTACTTGCGGTTCTGGTATAGATAGTTGTCTGCCGTTCTGCTGTCAGAGCCGGGAGCAAACAGATGTATATATGCGTACTTATCTCTCGACACCTGGCATTCGGGGTCAATGAGAATGTAGTTTATCTGCTTTGCGCCGACACCGGGCTTACAGCCGTCCGTGAAGTCGTACACGGTCTTGAAACGAGCGGAGGGAACTGTAACGATATTGCCTATATCGTCAACGGAATGGATACGTCTGTCGATACCGCCGCCGCTCTTGATGTCGAGCGTTCTCTGAATACCCTCTGCGTTCTTGAGTATCGTCTTATAGTCGGCAGTGACATAGAGTATCATTCTGTCGAGGGGTACGCCCTTATCTTCAAGCGTCTTGAGGTTCTCGTCAAAGTCCTTGAGGACGTTCTCGATCGTGAGCTTGTCGTGCTTTATCGTTGCGCCTACTCTTACCGCCTCTGCGTACAGCTTCGAGAATGTATAACTGTCGTGTTCGGGGATTGCCTGCGTTCTGTCGAAACGGCTCTGAATGTTTGCAAGTGATACTACAGTATCGGTTTCGTCAAAGTCCATAGGATCTACTACGAACTCGATAGAACGGTCGTGATCGAGCGTCTTTGTTTCGTAGTTGTTCTCGTATGTCCCCTGAGGGAAGCCGAGTGATGCTCTTGTGTGGTCCTTATAGCCGGATACCGAAAGAGTAGGTATCTTGATTGTTTTTCCGCCTCTGAGCTGAATATCGGAATTTGAGTGATAGAGAGCGTCAGCCTTTGATTCCTGACCGTAAAGCTCTCTGAGCTGATTGGTATACTGTTCAGCATAGTTGATTGTGTTTGACATTTTTACACCTTACCTTTCTTACTTCTTTTTCTTGATACCGAATGCGTTATCAAGTCTGCTGTTGTCGGGCTTTTCTTCCTTGTCGGAGCTGCCTGCTCCGACCTTGAAGCCGCCCTGCTTCTTGCTGTCGCCCACGTCAGCCTTCATATCGGGATATTTCTTGACTACCGCCGACAGTGCCGAGTTGATGTCCTCGCTTTTGCCGGACTTGACGTAGCTTTCGGCAATAGCCACAGCATCGTCCATACAATCGGGCTTTACACCGAGCGACATTGCGGCTATCTGTGTTTTCAGCCTTAAAATCTCCTCGTCCTTTGCATCGGGAGCTTCGGGTGCAGGCTCAGATTCGGGCTTATCCGCCTTTTCTTCGGGCTTATCGTCCTTCTTGTCCTCTGCCTTGCTCTCATCGGGCTTCTCTGCCATACCGTTATCGTCCGTCTGCTTGTTTTCGGCGGGCTTCTCTTCGGGCTTGGGCTCGTCCTTCTGCTCCGCTGTGGGAGCGGGCTTCTTCTCCTCTTCGGGAGTTTTCTTTTCGGGTTCCATTGCTTTACCTCGCTTTCTTTGATTTTGGGTATAAAAATACCGCCCTCGTGGAGCGGTAAAATTATCAGTCTTTATTTGTAAAAGTAATCGGTATAATCATTTCCGGCAGAAAATTCATTTCATAATGATATTTATCAACGTAAGCACCGCTTACGTCTTCCACTGTGTACATTGTCCAGTCATTCAAATACACATAATCAACCTTGTACACGTTCGGAGCAACTTCTATCGTTACAACCAGCTCGTTTGCTTCGTTGTTTGAAATAGAAAAATTACCAATAAGCTCAAGCACTGGTTTGTCGCTCCTTGCATTGATAACCGACAACCGCCTTGTCACATTGAAGTTATCGGCTTCTTTCTGCACATTGTACGTCACTCTGTCAGCTTCCGTGCAACCACACAGAAGAACCGCCGTCAGTATAAATCCGGCTCCGGAAATAATGATTTTCTTAATTTTGTTCATACTAAAAATCCTTTCGTTCGTATTTTAGATATAAAAATACCGCTCCAAAAGGAGCGGTAAAATTATTAAGTTTGGTTGTGCAATTGATTGCACACGGGTATAAGAAAACCGCTCACTGCTGTGGGCGGTTCTTATCTATTCATTTTTTCTGATTTAGCTTCTTCCAAATCTATATAGCTCTGTATGATGGCTTCTTTCTCTTTTATTTCCTTTGGTGCATCCGCAACAAGATGAAAAGTCTCGTCATAGTAAGGCTTAACTTCATCGTACAATTTAGCTATATTAGGCGTCATTAAAACTCTCATCCTATCACTCCTCTTAACAATTGAAAAACTCGGAATTCAGTATACGTTTCATAATATTTACGCTTATCATGCTGAATTGATGCGTACTTGCTAACAATAATATTATATCCCTTAGCGGCTAATTTGTCAAGTCTATTCTTTGCCTTGCCGTTGATAAACATTATATAATCATCATAATTTTCGGATGTAACGATTCCGAATTCTCTTCTGTATGTTTCTGCGTCCATCCAGTGATACAACTCATGAACATATGAGCTCAAATCATTTTCACTACATGCAAGCTGTTCCATGACGATTGGCATATTCTGTGGTTTATAAACGGTCATATCTTCACAAATAAGCAATTGATTTTCGATGGCACGATATACAGCAACATCCATTGTAGCCATATCCTCGTGGCTGACAACAATAATCTTTGGAAGATTTTCTCTTTCTGTTATTTCCATTTTATCAACTGCTTCTGATATGTTTTTGTCTATCTGATGTAACTTCTTAGGCTTGATTTTTACATTCTCAGAAACGTAAATGGCATTCTGTGTGTTATCGGCTTTGTGAGCTTTAACTTCATAATCACGAGTAAATGTAACCTCATCATTTTTATTTAGAACAACGGGGCGATAACTCTGCACCTTATCGTCCGCTTTTGGAACTATAACCTCAGTATAAGCTTCCTCTGACTTCTCAAGCTCGCCGGCAGTAGCCTCAATATTATTGCTCTCTGAAGCGAGAATGTCTTTTACAGGCTGTTTTACAGTTTCCTGTACGTTTTCTGTCGTTTCGGCAGTTTCAACGGCTTCATCGGCTTCATCAGTCATAGCCGCAGTCGGCGCATTGTCTGTGTCTTCGTTGCTCTGAACAGGCTTTATAGGCTCAGGCTGTACAAAATTCATTGTGTTTTCGTTATTTTCCGGCTTAGAAACGTTATTTTCCGGTTCAGAAACGTTATTATCCGGCTGAGGAATATTAGGCTCTTTATCTGTCGGAACAGGATTTTTGCTTTCGGTATCGGTAGCTTTAACAGGCGCTTCTTCCGTTCTCGGAGCTGTCTGCTTCGGCTCACCCTTACCGCTGTAAATCTTCTCCCTTGAATAATCTCTGCGAAGAACATCGTCGTGCTCTTTGATAAACTCTCTGAGCTTGCCTTGTTCCTCTCGGAGCTTACGCTTATACTCCTTGACCTTCTTCTCGTCCTGCGTGCCCTCAACCTTGCGTTTGAGCGCTCTTATCTTGCGCTCCATAGCCCGTTGCTTTTCTTCGAGCTCTCGCTGTTCCCGTATCTTCTCGGCAGGAATCGGCTGAGGTATCTTTGTAAGCCCCTCTATGTACTGCCCCATAGTATGACGGCAGTTAGGGTGGAACAGCCCGCCTCGGATTGCCACAGACAACAGCATAAACCACTTGTCGCAGTAGTTTGACTTGCCGAAGTCGCCGCTTCTCTCGCCGTTCCATATCGTGAATACATCATCAATGTAAACCTTGCCCTGATACGGCTCGCAGGTTTCTGAGCAGCCTCCGTACTGCGATATAAGCACAGTGTCATATCCAAGCTCCGCAAAGCGTTTAGCCGCCCCCTGCAATGTTGCTCTTGTGGACGTTGTTCTGAGCGCCATACGCACATAATCGGCAATATTAACTCGCCTGCCATCTGCGTATCCAATGCAGTTTATGCCTTTGTCGAGGAAGTCCCTTGTTGCAAGGTCGATTGCTTCATTAAGCGTAATTGAGCCTGTGCCCATCATAAGCTGTACCTTGTTCAGCGTTGTGCGGTAAACATCGTCCATATTACGCACAGCGGCGGTAAGGGCGGTCTTTTCAAGCGTTGTTACGTCTTCCATCAGCTTATCCATCTTCGGCTTGTTGACCCCGAAAAAATGATCATCCGGTATAGCTGTCGGCGCTTCGGGCGGCTGAGGCTGTGCCGGAACATCGGGAACATTGACGCCGCTTTCCGAAACATCAATGACCGACTGCTCCGCTGTATGCTCTCCCTCGTGAAACTGATCCGTCATAAGCTGTCGGGTTTCATCGTCAATAACATCTACATATTCGTCCGCTATCTGAGCGTTCTCCTTGCGGAAATTGTCAATGTTATTGAGCTTTTCAGCCTGCCACGCAGACCATTCAAAGCCTTCTTTTTCTTCTTCAGCTTTGTGCCGTGAAAGATTGCGTTTCAGCGAAGCAATGAGCCTTAGCTCTATCTCTTCAAATATCCTTGCAATATCTCTGAAACTAAGCAAGCTCATCACCTACCGCAGATGTCGCACCATCGGCAAGCCCCTTTTCCTGCATTATACGCTTGACTTCACCGGCTTTCCATTCGTCCTCTTTAGAACTGCCCCACAGCTCCTCGACCTGCGTTTCGACCGACATAATGCCGTAGGTACTTGCCTTGCCGACCGTTTCTACACGACTGTCAAAGTCGGGTGCGCCATATTCACCAAAATCAACGCTTACCTCATATTCTTCGGGTGCTTTGCCCTGCATATTGTCGTATGTTTTTAATACAGCCGACACAAGCTCAGGCAGAGCCTTTTCAAGCGCTGTCGTTATTGTGTTCCGGGTGTTGCCCGTAACGTCCTTCTTCTCTCGCTGAGCGTCCGCACTTGACATCTTGCCGACATCAATACCGAGTGTCGCAGGCGATACAAGTCCTTGCAGGCACATCAGCAGGCAGTTTGTATACGATGATACAAATGCGTCATACTTTATGTCGGGCTGGACTACCTCAATCTTCGGGGTAACGCCCTCCTGCAACGGCTGACTTATCGTGATGTAATTGTTGCCGAACTGGTTGAGCTTTCCGACCGAGCCGTTCTCGGCATTGCGTGGTATCATATTATCGGGTATGTACTGCTTCACACGTCCCATTCTGATTGCGTCCCACCACTGTGAGATAACCTCGTCCAGAGCGTCAAAACAATCGGATTTACCGCCGTCGAATATACTCTTGCCCCTGCCCGGATATTTCTTAGAAGCGTAAAACTTCAGCGGTACAGCCATTATATAATCCCCGGCAAACTCTACTCGTTGTTCTATGCCGGCAAGGCAAGAAACACTGTCAAGGCTCACCTCGTGACCGCTGTGGTCGTACAATCGGCTTTCAATGTAACCTCTGCCGTAATGCTCCTCAAGCTGATATATCCTGTTGCCGTCTTCGTGGGCACTGCGAAATATAACTTCTGTCAGGACACCCCTCAGACAGCGATATTCAATCTTGTCGGCTCCCACAAATTCAACAATAGGCGTTAAGGACAGCGTATCATCGACCGAAATCTTGAAAGCGCCGTCACCCTCAACGAGCGTATCTACTATTGCCTTTCCGACAAGTGCGGTAAAGTCCGTGTTCTGCGATATATCCTCAAATGCCGCTCTGCCTTTTTCGCCCTCGACCGCTATATCGTCCATATCCGAATAAACGATATAGGCGAGCGTATCGGCTATAATGGCAGGCAAGCCGCTGTGTATCTTGCGGACTTTCTCGTTATCGGGAACGCTCCCCCAGAAAGAATTTGTGCCGCAGCCGAGCTGCTTGAAGAACTGCGACAGCTCATATGCGTCACCTCTGTACCACAGCTTCGCCCGGAGAATGTCCGCCATAAGCCCCGTTCTTTCGTTCAGGACAAAGGTCTGCTCCGATGCAGGATTTATATTGAGCCAGTTCAGAAACATCTGTCTGACTTTCTCTCCTATGTCAAATTTCATCTGTTTTCACGCTCCCTATAAGTGATTTGAACGGAAGCCAGGCATACTGGCAGGAGTTTATGCAGTGATCGTTGCCGTCCTCCGGCTCTGCCTTATCCTCTTTCCAGCTGTATATGTTAAGCTCCGCTATGTAATTTTTGCAATGTTCCAGGATATAAAAATCACCTGCCGCCAGCCACGCTGACTGCAAGTGAATACGGTCGATTATTTTCGTTTTCTTGAACGCAGGTATGAAGTTATACAGGCTTCCCGAAAGCCGCTTGAACTTCTGGCATTCGAGTATCGTTGCCTGATCTGCGCTGTCTATGTAGACATCTTTTGCAAAGCCCCACAGCTTGCGATTTCTTTCAAGAAAATCGGTAAAGATTTTCGGAATATCGGACGGTGTAAGCGGCACACGGCGGTCACGATTGTTGTATGTTTCCTCGTCAAGCGTTACGCATTTGCGGTCCGCCGTGATCCCCACAAACGTAAATGCTATCGTATCAGGTGAGGACTGCGAGTAGGCTGTATCTAAACCCGCCGAGAACCGCTCGAATTTAAAGCCTTGCGCCGTACCGAGTGAAATTATATTACGGGGTTGTAAATCGAAAACAAGCCCCGTTGCACGCCCTCTCAAGCCCAGTATCTTGTTCTTGTACAGCTTAGTACCCTTCGGGGCGGCAAGCATCTTTCGTTGTATGTCCTCATCGGTCAGCGAAAGATTATCACGAAAAGTAAAGAACCAGTACCGCCAATCCGGCACAGGTTCTTCCGTAAGCTCTTTCATTATTTCATCTGGCACGTCACAGGCGTATTTTTTGTATGGACGTGAGCGGTTGACAAACTCTTTATACACCGGCAAGCCCGGATCATCGGGGTTCAGGGTAGCCATAAGGTAATCATTTCGGGTAGACATCTCACGGACGAACTCTATATCGGCGGTATTTATCTCGTCGATATAGACGCACCCGAACTGAGCGCCGAGTGCCATCTGCCATTTATCCTTGTTGTCATATCCGAGAACATAGATTATCTTGCCCTCAAACTTGATATGCGGCAGTTTATAATCCTTATCGCCGTTGCCGAAATACTTTGCGTTTGCGTGAAGGTCAAGAATGCCGTTGTCCTGCTGAATAATCGTTTCTTCTGCCTTGCCGGTTGTCTTTGCGGCGATAACGTGGAGCTTCTTTCTACTTGCCGACACCATACGCATGAACTTTACGCCTGCGCCGACGGTTGTCTTTCCGCTTGCGGTAGTACCTTCGAGAAAGTCCGCTGTCACATTATGCACGCTGTTGATGAAGTCGATATATTTTTGTGACAGAGGAAAACTACTCGTCAAGCCCCTCACCGCCTATCTGAGCAAATACATCGGAGAGCTTGTCAGAAGTTCTGACTTCTGCCTGTATCTTTGCCACATACTCCCCCGTCATCTTATTCAGCGTGTCAATAGCTCTGATACGGTCCGACAGCTCGTTCTGCTTATCCTTAGCTATATCGGAAAGTGTCGCCTGCCGTTCTCTTGCGGTCATTATGCGTGCAGTCTGGGCGTCTTCGGTGAGCTGTTTTATGTATTCCGTAATTGTAGTATTTTGTAGTAATTTTGAAGCATTAGTATTTGCATACTTTTTGCTGTATCCTGCCTGTATCGCACTCTGAGCGGCGTTACCGCACTGAGCGTAATATTCGGCAAATTTCTTCTGTCTTTCGGTCATTGGCGGTACACCGTCCTTTCTTTTGGGTATAAGAATCCCCGACACCGTTTGAGTGCCGGGGTTCAGGAGGAAAACTTATTGTTGTAGTTTTCCCATTCTAATTTTAGCACACTTGATTTCGGACATCAATAGGACAATGGCGGACATTAACGGACATTTGCGGACATTAACGGACATCAGCGGACAATTCTTTGAAATATCTGTCTAATGCCTTGCGTAATGATTCTCCGCTCGTTTCATCACACATACCTGCAACCTCGTCCCATGTAAACGTCTTAGATCCACAGCCTATGCAATACAGCTTCAGCGCCTTGTGAAATCGTCTGACCGGTATTGCGTCTATAAAAGCACATATTTTCTCGTTTTCGGCTTCTATACGGCTTTTCTCATTAAGAAGCGATACAGTACCAAGCCCGTGTATATAACCTTCGTCTTTTTTTGTCACAAGCTGATATGCCGGCGGTCCCGCTGAACCCTGAGTACTTATCAGCACTTTTTTCTTGCCGAGTTGCCTGTCTATACATTCAAGCAGCTCACAATTTGCACGGTATTTTTCTAAATCTGATAATGTCATTCTGCGTCCTCCTCTCAAAAATTAAACCATATTTTTTCTACTCGATGTTTACCCATCTGAGCCGTTGTCTGCTTCTCATCGGTATTCCACCCTGAAAGCATTGAGTTGTACAGCTGACTATCGTACCCGCTCAACACGATTTTGGACTTGCTTTCTTTAAGTACACTCAGCAGATTTATGTGGTACTCCTCCGACAATTCGCATGAATACATATTTTTCCTTCTAAGGCTCTGCAGATAGGGCGGATCGCAATATAAAAGCGTATTTTCATCGTTGTAGCGCCGTATTAACTCTATTGCGTCGATATTTTCAATCTGTGCTTCTTTAAGCCTTGCACAAATCTCCGATATTCTTCCGGGCAGATAGTTCCACATGGTTGCTGTTCTCGGCCCTCCATAGGTCTGAACATTTCTCCACGACTTTTTACTGCTGTTGCTCGTTCCGAAAGACTGATGATACCGCACGAGCGTTCGCCGAGCTTGTTCTAAGGAATCATCCGATTTATCGTAACAATTCTCAAATTCTTCTCTGGCAAACGGCGTAAATTCTATTAGCCGTGCGAGTTCCTCCGGGTTATCCCTGCACACCTTAAAAAGGTTTACGATATTCCCGTCTATATCGTTTATCGTTTCTATGTAGGTTTGCGGTTTGTTGAAAAATACTGCTCCGCTGCCGAAAAACGGCTCGCAGTATACTTTGTGTTCGGGAAAATGTGAGATAATCCATTCTGATATTCGCCACTTTGCGCCGGGATATTTTAATACAGCTTTCATTTTTCCTCCTTAGGCGCTTCTGGAAGCGGCATCCAATGAGTAACCCGTGCATGCCCTCTATGGATAAAATGATCGATAGACCAATATCCTTTATCGATGTTTCGTATTCCTTTTTGTGACACAGTGCATACTAACACCTCTTCCTGATCCGGCGGAAGCTTGTCCTCCCACTTTATCCACTTCGGTATTACTTGCCCACAAAACAAGCAGGTTTCCGTTGCGGGTTTGCGTTTACTACTCGTTACCTGCTTACTTATCGGCGGTTCAGGAAACGGCATCCAAGCAATGACGACTTCACGGCCGTTAAATCTTCCATCTTTGCAAAACCCTTTTTTCTGCTTAAATTTTTCGGCCGTTTCAATAGCATATAAGTCTTGCTCTACACTGATTCTGCCTGTTTTTGTGTCAAGGATGGCGATGTGATTCCACGACTGTTTTTCAGGAAGTCTATCTTCCACGCTTATCCATTCACTCATATTTTTCCTCCTGCTTGCTACACTTGCAGGTGTAACGGTAATCTTTAAGTTTCTGCTTTGTCATTCTATCACTCCCCATAGTATCCGAAATCGTACAAATCATCCTCACGCACAATTTTTAACTCACCATCTCTTGCCTCTACAGCCCACAGCTGAGGATAATCTTCCGTCACAAGAGCTGTGACAAGCGTAACACTGCCATACCTATTGTGGCTGGCAACGCAACCGGGTCTCATTTCGCACTCGTAAAAACTACTCATTTAAATTTCTCCTTTCAGCTTCTGTATTCTCGCTTTAAGCACTCTCATAACTGTCTCATGTGTATCGGTTCTGTCCTTTATAGCCGCCATAACGTCCTCGTCAACACAGCCCTGAACAACCAGATATGCCACATAAACCTTATCGTACGGCGAGCCCTGACGCCATAACCGGCACTTGCCCTGATCGTTAAGCTCAAAGCTCCAATTAGGTGTAAACCAGACAATATGCCGTCCGCCTGCCTGGAGATTAAGTCCGTAGGCACAGCTTGACGGATGTACAAGCAAAACATCAATCTTGCCTGCATTCCACAGATCTTCGTCATCAGGTCCGTTATATACCCTCACGTTAAGCTTTGTCTTTGCAAGTGCCTGAAGAATACGCTCCTTGTCATGCTGAAATCCGTAAAAGGTTATGCACGGTTCGCCGTTAAGGCGTTCTATGTACTCCATATATGCGTCTATCTTGCAATCGTGAAGCTTGACAACTTTGTGGTCATTATCATAAATGGCCCCACTGCAAAACTGAAGCAGCTTTCCCGTAAGCACACCTGCCGATTGTGCTGTTATCGTGTTTTCGTCTATCTGAAGCAGTAAATCTCTCTCGAACTGTGCGTATTCCTTTTTGACCTTATCGTCAAGTATAACCGGGATTTCATGCTCGATACACTGCGGCAGCTCCAAATAATCCTCTGCTTTCATACTGACGCAGATATCGCTTATGGCTTTCAGTACGGCGGGCTCTGCGTCGTATTTAGGCTTGTAATCCGTAAAATGCCCGCCGTGCGTATTTGCTATGAAATAGCGCTCTCTGAACTGTGTGATGTTTTTTCCGAGCCTCGCCCCTTCATCGAGAAGATATATCTGCGCCCACCGATCCATAA